TGGCATATCAGGCATTGGTTCATCCCCTACTGGCCTTGTTGAAGGGTCTTGGGTGTTTGGTTTCTTTAGAGACATATACTTACAAGAACCAATTGTATTGGGGAGTTTGCCAGGTCGACCTAGTGAAGAGGCAGGGACTTCTGGCTTTTATGATCCAAATAGAATTTTCCCTAGAGCCATTAACGAACCCGATACAAATAGATTGGCTGTTAATGATGAGAATAATCCCCATCTCGGCCTTGAATTACGTAAAGCAACAAGGTCAACTAATTTACCCACGGCAGACTTTGACGCAACAACAGACGCTTCAGGTAGCATTATTGCTGCTTCTGATACAGATACTTGGGATCAACCAGAGATTGCATACGCAAGTGTCTACCCTAGTAATCATGTTTACGAATCAGAGAGCGGCCACATATTAGAATTTGACGATACCAGTACGGCCGAAAGAATCTATTTACAACACAAAGTAGGCACATCAACAGAGATAAACCCTAACGGAGATCGTATAGACATTATCAAAGGTGCTGCTTATAATCTTACCACTTCAAACAACAAGGTCGATATATCAGGTAACTCTGACCTTACAATATCTGGCCGTCACAAAGTCTATATTAACAGAGCTGGTGAAACAAATAACAACTATGACATACAAGTCGGGCCTAATGCAAACGTCAATATACAAGTAGATACAGGTGACATTAATCTAGTGACCAAACAAGGTAAGGTCAACGTCAATAGTGGTGGTGATTACAATGTTAAAGTAGGGGGTAATTACACAATGACCGTAGCAGGTAATCGAAACGTATCAGTTGAAGGCTCAACAGTAGATAACACATCATCGACCGTAATACACAGAGGTAGTAGAATAGACCTTAACCCATAGACTAGGGCTAAAACTAAGCCATAGATACTATCTAATCTATAAATGCAATATGTATAGTTAACAAATAAAGGCGGCCTTATCTGAGCCTTTTCCCGTTCACTACTTACACATAAAAATCCGCCAGTCCAAAAACCCTCGTATAAGTCGGCTTCACATTATTGACATAAAGCACAAAATGTGTTATAATAAATATAAACTAACAGAGAGGCAACTATGCACCTGATAAAGCAATTTAAATTGGATTACACGGACACTCATAGACGAGCCATGATTGCAGAAGTATTAGATCAATATAAAGCAAGGCAACCTGTTAACGCATTTAATAATGGGCCTTATACAACACATAATTTTGAAGTTAAACCTACTATTGACTTTACTCGGTTATATAAAAACTTTGAATACCATGCTGTGGAATCTTTAAATAAATTTTCGCTTTCTAAAGAGAATCAAAGAAAATGTTGGGCGTTTGTTTCGTCTCGTAGTAATGCTCCTATGTACTGGCATAATCATAAAGAGACATCTACAATTAATGGTGTGTATTATCTTAAAGTAAATGAAGATGAAAGAGGTATACTATTTGCTCATCAAGGTAAAGAATATCACTATATGCCTAAAAATAATGATTTAATACTTTTTCCTAATTATCTAAAACATTTACCTTTACCTAGTTTATCAGCTACTCGTATAAGCATAAATATGGAGATAATTACTAACGAGGACGCTGACACAATCTTTTCTGTAAATTCTTAAAATTATACATAAGGGTGTTGGGTCCCTTAAAGAAGGGCTAGAGCTATGTTTAGAAAACTCTGGAATCTTTACGTGCAATGGATTTTTTCAAGTTATGATAACACTGACGCAAAACGCAAAAAATCACTTAAAGTCACTAAGCGAAAAACATAAAAAGTCTTATGTTCGTTTAGAAGTAAAAGGTGGTGGGTGTGCTGGATTTGAATATGAATGGACGTTTTCTAATGGTCCTGATGATAATGATATTGTCATTGACAATCTATTATTAGTTGATAAAATGTTTGAATTATACATTGTTGGATTAGAGTTAGATTATGTTGAAGAAATCTTTGGTTCAAACTTTGTCTTTAAAAACCCACAAGCAAAAAACACTTGTGGTTGTGGTACATCATTTTCTATATAAATAATTAATAATCGTTTATCCTATTACGGACGGAAGTAGGCACAATGCCGAAGAAACGCACCTAACTTTAAATTTACAAAGGAGGGTGGTATGGGAAGATTTACGTCACTCCTAAATAACTTTGCAAAGAACGCTAAGCACAAAAGACAAAATGAAGCGTTAATAAGAACCAAAGAAGAAGTTAACATTAATGGTAACGGCACTTCTGGATATACAATTAAAGCAGGTTCTAATAAAGGCAAAGTATTAGGTCATATACAATCACATAAAAAAGATATTTAAGGCTAAAAAAAGGGCGGTTTTTACGCCGCCCTTTAATGTTGAGTTATAAACTAATATAACCCTAAACCATTTTCAGGTGCCATTGCCCACATAATTATGTACAACGCATAAAAGAAACCTATTGCGAAAGCAGTCCCAACAAGTGCCTTAGTTATTTCCCATATATCTTTTAACATAGTGTTCTCCTTATTTTAGTTAGCGTTTAAATCTCTTTCTTTACCCATAATAATGTTTTTTGCAACATTACCTGTTTTCTTAAACCATCTATCATAAACATATTTAAGTCCTTTAAATTTTCTTTTAGGTATTGAAATATTGACTTCATCTAAAGAACCCCAATTAGGTCCCGGTGTAGGTGTCACTTTAAAGTCTATGTGTATATTTTGTTTCATAGTGTTCTCCTTATTTTAAGTACAATGGACCAGTCCATTGAATATTGTAATTACCAGTAAGTACATTACCTCTGGCAGAGTTTAAAGCAGGTGCATTGTAACCAGCAGCTTTCAATATATCACCTTTTTTAAAGTGTTTAAAATCTTCTTTTACAATAAACGCAAATACACCGTTTTCTTGTACGACTTTAATATACTTCTTTCCTTGAGAGACTTTAGTTTTACTGTCCCATTCTGCTAATTGTCTTTTTCCGTAATCAGAACTTTCTCCCCACTTAGCATAATCGTCTTTAGCACCAGACATCATATTTTTGATACCTTCTTCTAAATTTTCAGCAGTTTTATTTACATTTATCATAGTGTTTCCTTATTGGTTTATTTTTTTAAAGTTATAATCGTGTATAATCTTATTAATTGCATTTTTCATATTAATATCAATTATATCTAAAAGGTCTTTATCAACCTCAACGATTTCTTTGATGTTTTTCTTCATTTTTTTAATCTGACTATAAGCAACATTTCTTACTATTGTCAAATTATTTGTTTTTGTTTCTTTTGTTGTCATATACGTATATAATATAGAAAAAAGTCAAGTACCTCAAGCAAAAAATGGTCTAAATTGTCCGATTCTTCCGTAACCCCTCGGCATTTTGGCGTGTATAGAACAAAATGTGAACAAAAACCCTTTATTTTACTTGTTTTTTCCGTAAATTTACCGATTTCTATAAATAGATTCGAATCATTCCCTATAATTTTTAGAAAAAAAATTGAATTGCGTTGAGTATCAACAATCCAACGGAGACCAATCAATGGCCGAAGAAAAACAAAACATCCTAGAAAGACTTGAAGAGAAAATTGATAATTTAGAAAGTCGAATTGAAGAAATTGAGTCTGTTTTAGAGATAGAACCTGAAAACGAAGACATGGATGATGAAGATGTAGATGTGGAAGATGATGAAAAAGATGAAGACTAAATAATAGCATAATTACGGCGCCATTCTTTGAGTGGCGCCTAAAGAGAGGTAAAAAATATGGCACAAAATGTAGAAGGCACAGAGTTGTGTGACAGCTGTAATGCACCACAACATTGTAATAACACAAATCCACAAGATGAGTGCGATACTTGTAGATGTGTTGATTGTAATTAATAATTAATATTATAAAGGAATCATATAATGGCAAAAATGAGAAAATTTAAGTTTTGGAATGAGGCAGGTGAAGAAAAAGAAAAAGAAGCTTTAAGTTTGAAAAAGGCAATTATGTCTGTTCAAGGCGATTTTAAAGATAAGGTTATAGGTGTTGAGTTTATTAGTAAAAAAGGTAAACATATTGAAACATCAATAAGTATCCCAATAGGTAGAAAAATCAGACAAGCAATAGTAGTTGAAAAACGAAGAGCTGAACAAAAAGCAAAATTAGAAGCAAGAAGAGTAGTAAGAAGTGCATAATGCCAGCAGTAAGTAGAAAAGGTGATAGTTTAAGTACAGGTCATATTTGTTCAAGTACAACGACTTTATCAACACCATTACAATCAACCGTATTTTCAAATAGTATATTAGTGTCTGTTGTAGGCACACCTACGGTTCCTCACCCTTTCCCACCTAACCCTCCATGTGCTGATCATGTTGCAAATTTAAACGCAGGATCAAGTACGGTGTTTATTAATAGTATTGCAATAGGTAGAATAGGTGATAGTGCAGACGCAGGCGCAATGACCTCAGGTTCTTCTAATGTCTTCAGTGGATAGTGTATAAATATTAGCACTATGGCACTATCTAACTATGACGCACAAAGTAAAAATAACTCGACTAGATCGACTAGAACATACAGCGATCTAAATTTAAATTTTACTAAAAATCCAGCAACTAATGATGTTGCAAGATTAACAGATGTTGAGGCAGTAAAAAGATCAGTTCGTAATTTGATACTTACAAACAAGTTTGAGAAACCTTTTCATCCTGAAATCGGGTCAAGTGTTAGAGATTTATTATTTGAACCTATCAGTCCTTTATCTGCTGTTTTATTACAAGATAGAATTGAAGAAGTTTTAATAAACTTTGAGCCAAGAGTAGATATAAATCAGATCATTGTACAAGATGATATAGATAGAAATCAATATAAGGTTACGATTACTTTCTATGTTTTAAATAGACCTGAACCAGTAACCATAACAGAATTTTTACAAAGATTAAGATAACATGGCAAGTAAATTAAATATATCACAATTAGATTTTGATCAAATCAAAGGAAACTTAAAAAGGTTTTTGTCACAACAAAATACTTTTAACGATTATGATTTTGAAGGATCAGGTATGTCTGTATTATTGGACTTACTTGCTTACAATACACACTACTTATCCTACAACGCAAACATTTTAGCAAATGAAATGTTTATTGATACTGCTGATTTAAGAAACAGCATTGTATCTTTGGCAAAGGCACTTGGTTATACACCTAACTCACCAAGATCACCAGTAGCAGATTTAAGTATTGTAGTTAACAATGCAACAGGTTCTACTTTAACAATGCCTGTTGGTACAAAATTTTCAACAACGGTTGATGGTCAAACTTATAACTTTGTAACCATCACATCAAATACAATTTCACCTATCAATAACATTTACACTTTTTCAAATGTTAAAATTTATGAAGGTACATATGTGACCTTTCAGTATACTGCTAACACAGCAGATTTAGACCAGAAATTTTTAATACAATCAGCAAATGCTGATACAACAACTTTATCTGTATCGGTACAAAATAGTGCCAGTGATACAACAACTAATACTTACACTAAAGCAACTTCAATTACAGAATTAGATTCAACTTCTAAAGTTTATTTTTTACAAGAAGATGAAGATGGTAAATTTGAAATTTACTTTGGTGATGGTGTTATTGGTAAAAAATTAGAAGATGGTAATATAGTAATTTTAAAATATGTTGTGACAAATAAAGCTGCTGCTAATGGTGCAACAACATTTACATTAAATGGCAACATTGGTGGTTTTAGTGATACAACAATAACAACTAATTCAAATGCTGCTAATGGTACAGAGGCTGAGACAAATGCAAGTGTTAAATTTAATGCGCCGAAATCTTACTCTGCACAGGATAGAGCAGTAACCGTAGAAGATTATAAAGTTAAAGTACAAGAGATTTACGCAAATGCAAAATCTGTTTCTGCTTGGGGTGGTGAAGATAACGATACACCTTTTTATGGTCGTGTTTACATTTCAATAAAAGCAAAATCAGGTTCTAATTTAACAGAAACAACTAAAACAGATATAGTAAATCAATTAAAAAAGTTTTCTATTGCTTCGGTTACTCCTGTTATACTTGATCCAGAAACAACTGATATTATTTTAACATCAAATGTAAAATACAATGAACCGGCAACAACTAAAGGTACAGAAACTATTAAAACAGATATTACAAATGCTTTAACTAATTACAACGATAACACATTAAATCAATTTGATGGTGTGTTTAGATATTCAAAAGTTATAGAATTGATTGATGACGCTGACTCAAGTATATTATCAAATATTACAACGGTGAAAATTAGAAAATCATTTACTCCAACTTTAAGCACTGCAACAAACTATACGGTGTCATTTAATAACGCATTATATAATCCA